CAGTGCGTGGTTCTCAAGTAGCCAAATCATTTCTTCATCTCCTCAATTTGTTTTACCAAAATATCAAACCATTCTTGTGTGGTCTTACCTTTGCCCATACCCTCCAACGGCATGATGGCGGGGCGCAGTTCTTTGATGAGTTGCAACACTTCGTTGATGGTGTCATTGCGAATAGCGCCATTCATAATTCTTGTCACATCAGATTGGGTTTGCTTTTGCATTCCATCAATGAACCCATTTTCATACCCACGCTGGTACTCCGTAAGAGTATGCACAGCTGCCTTCACCGACTCCTTGCGTTGCTTGGCTCGTCGCTCAATCTCGTTGAACGCTTCATCTTCTTCATTCATCGTCAACTCCATTTTGAAATACGTACAACGCCCAAATAAGAATTGCACCGAATGCAATCACAGTAAACGCACCGAACATCATTAACATAAAAGTTACAGCTACATCCCACATCACAACACCTCCACTTCGGCTTGCGTTTCAATCCATACCTTCGCACCGCATGACAGCGGCTTGTCCGGGCTGTACACCACCCGGCTCGCGCCATTAATGTTCACAGAATGGGCGTACCTGTTGCTTTTATAGTCCTTTACAGTCAGCACAGGCTCATTCGTACCATTCTTTGCATTGGCCCGAACAACGTGCTGGTTCACATGAATGATCGTCTTCATAACTCCACCACCGGTTTCACCCCATGCTCAGCCTCCACATCCCGCGCCAATACCCGCCAATCCAACGAACGCCTATACAAAGCATAAACACGCTCCTCGGGCAACGGCTCACGCTGCAATCTCGTCACCATCTCAGTCTTAATCCGCAACTGCAATTCGCACTCCATTAACAACTTGCGCAATTCAGCTACCTCTAACTCCAAATATTTAATCTGTTCCATGCCAATCCTTTAAGTGGACCAAAGATAAAAACCGTGCAAAATTCCAATCGGAAAGAAAATTGCCCCGGCAAGTAAGAACCCCCACATCGCCTGCGCAAAGCACGTAAAAATGTGTGTGAGCCATGCAACAAAGCAAGCCAACCCAATCAATGCTGACCAGTTCATGCCTTCTCCCCCTGTTGTTTACGCTGCATATACGCCAACCGCGCATACAAATCCACCATACTGTTCTGCAAAAACTCTTTTAAATTGAGCGCGTTGTGCGCATCCCGGATCACCTGCCCCGGCACACGGACCTCGGCCAAGCAACCGTACTGCTCCAACGTGATCACCAAGGTGTCGTCCTCTTCAGTTTCAATCATGTCTATCATCATTCCTCCATCATGAAATTAGTTGCATCATTGTAAAAAGTCAAAAATAAATCAATCGCGGCATGCTTATCAAGCCCCGTGGCCCGCGCACCACCAGCAGCAACCATCATGGCCGCCAAAACAGAAACCCTAGGCGAGTCAGAAGTCTCAAACATCGTCTTGGTGATCGCAATTGCACACTTCTGTGTTGCCATGTGAATCCGCGCTATCTCCTCCGAAGAGGGCAGCCCCTTGTTGCTATCAGACATCTGTCCCCTCCGGCTTGTCCAAATACTCACCCAAAGTCAACTCCGAATTGATCAATACCGTGATCACCCCATACAACGCCTGCTGCATCGAACGGTCCGCAGACTTGGCAATTAAAGCCAAAATGGACGCTGCCTCATTGATCGTGTTCAACGCATCATGGACCATCCATGTGTTGACCTCAAAGTAGTTCAAAGGTACTTCTTTCTTTTTGCTCATTTCATTTTCCTTTTGGTTACGGGTAATAGGCCTCACGGGCCTCGTCTGCACAATACTGCATAGCGCCCAAGATAATCTCCTCACGGACATCCTCAGACAATATCTCAGAGATATCTACACCGTTCAAATAAGCATAAAACACCGTCCAGTCTTCCTTCACACCAACACTAGGGTCAGCCGCCTCAAACTCCAGCCAGCACTCCAAAGTGTGCCGCTTCAAATATTTACCAGCGCCAGTCTCAAATACATGGTCATACGACAACAAGCCGTCATAAGGGTTCGGATCAATCATTTTGTGCTCCTTAAGATACTTCGTGATACCAGTCGTCCAACTGACTAAAGATGTCAAAAAAATCATCTTCAGTGAGTAAGGCAGTTACGTCCAAGGACAACGGACCGTGGACCACGCGTACACATTTAATCTTTGTCTCTCCTTGATCATCAAGGCCGTAATCAACCTCAACGGGAAGTTTAAGAGAAAGATCAGCCGTGTGTAGCTGATAGGGGAATTGTATACTCATACTCTGCTATCCTTTCTTGAATTACATGTGTTAGGGATGCGTAGTATCGTTTAGAGAACACTAGGTGTCAAGTACATTTTGTTGTGTTTTTTATAGGGGTTTTCCCTAGTGTATATGGTATTTGATATATAGAATGGGGTTTGTTATGCAATTTTGGGGATCCCTATAGGACTTTTTAGGGTAAGAGGTGTTTTTTTTTATTTTTTTGTGGGAATAGACGTGATAGACGTAATGGCGTAATAAGTGAATGAAATCAAGTACTTTTCTGATTACAGTACATTACGGGGTAAGAAACAGTGTAATTTACTGGGGTGTCCCTACGTTAAGAGGAGACGATTTTTTTTTTACTACTCCTCCTCCAAAATCCTCTATAGGGAGCCCTTGAATTGATTCTTGCCTTGACAGATAGAGTTACTTTATGTATACTCCACTGTTAATTAGTTTTTTCTTTTACGGGAGTTAATCCTTGATACAAATCGAAGCAAATATACCCATCCCTGAAGATCGCACGACCTACCCTTTCCGGGACATGGAGATGGGCGATAGCATCCTGTTTAAGGACGAAAAGCAGGCAGCCTCGGCTAGGGTAGCGGCCATACGCTTTGCCAAGGTCCATAGGCCCGGCTGGACCTTCTCTATGCGCCGTGTAGAGGACGGTTGGCGCTTGTGGAGGACTGCATGACCAAGCGGGACGTTTGGAACGTGCCTCCAGTAGTCCCGGATAAGGCCAAGCAGAGGCTGGCAGGGGAAGTCAAGCCATTGAGGCAGCAAAAAGTCCTGAATGCCAAGGAATGGAAGTTTGTGCAGGAATATGTGTCAGGGGATGGCCGGGTGACCCTGAAAGAGGCCGCGATGCGTGCTGGGTACAAAGAGGGCTCCGCATCGGTGATGGCGTGGAAGTTGACCAACCCGAAAGAATATCCCCATGTTGTGGCCGCGATCCAAGCTTATCGCGCCGAATTGGCATCGAAGTACAACACCTCGTACGAACGCCACATGAAAGATTTGCAGGACATCCGGGATAAGGCCTTGGCTGCCGGAGCTTTTGCTGCTGCCGTGCAGGCGGAATATCGGCGTGGCCAAGCCTTGGGCACCATCTACGTGGAACGCAAGGAAATCAGGCACGGGACAATTGACTCGATGTCGAAAGAAGAAGTGCAGCGGAAGTTGGATGAACTCAAACGCTTGTATGGTGGCCCGCCTCCGACTGCTTTGATTGATGCGAGCACGGGTCAAGTGTTGGACAGCACCGACCGGGAGAAAGACCCGGCCTTTGATGCTGGCGTAGCCGATCCCCCGTTGGATGTTTTTGAGATAGACCGTGGCGACGACACCTGAGGCGCGATTCTCTGCACGTGTGCGAGACGGGCTCAAGGCATTGGGCTGCGATGTTGAGCGGATTGAAAACCGTGTGAACCTTGGCGTGTCCGATATGCTGGTGGGCGTGGCGGATTGCTTTGTCACGATAGAGTTGAAAGTGGTGCAAAGTGGCTTGAAAGTGAAATTGCGCCCGCATCAAATTGCTTTCTTGACCCGGCATGCAGCTAAGGGTAGGCCTTGCTTTGTGCTTGTCTTGCGTGCTGGAGGGGCAGTGCTCAAGCCTGAACGGATTTTGCTCTACCATGGGCGAGATGCTGTTGCCCTTGCTGAAGAGGGCCTTCGGCTGCCGCCGTTGGCGGAGTGGCCATCGCGGGGGATGGTTTGGCAAGACCTTAGAGATGAGCTATTGACATCGGCGGATTGATCGAAAAAAACAATTGGACATTTTGCCCCGGTTTGGCAAAATAGGTGCTGTCGCGATGGTGCGGCAAACAGAAAGGATAGAAGATGAATACATACATTGTTTTAATTGTTGCTGGCGATATTGACTGTATCGATGAGGCGCTTGGCGATTTTGTAAATACTGACATGATTGAAGAGTATGCGACCTTATGCGTTAACGAAGAGGCGCGCACGTTTGAAGATGGCGAAGTGTCGAACCCTCAATATTTAACCCGTTTGGCGCGAAGTGTTGCGGCTGCCGTTAAGGGGAAAATATGAGAAAGCCCGTTTGCGTTTATTGGGCGCACGCGCGCCGAGACGACCCTTCTATGATTTTCAAATTAAAACGCGAGGCGATACAGTGGGGGCGCGATAATTTCGACGGGCTTTTTATTGTGGAACCGATCAATAAAGCCAAGCTATCGGAACGGCTGGATTATTTAAAAAATCAATTGGGCATTGTCCCGGAGCTGGCCTATACTGGCCGCCTTACCAACAAAGAAAGAATAGAGCTATGTTAAAAACTGTTGCAATATCAGCCAATAAAAAAACCGGTCCTATCGCGGTGACTTATCGCGCTGGCGAACATGAGACGTATGGCACGTGTCCGCGTAGCTGCGCACTGCATCCGAAAAGTGAAACCGGCACGGATCATATCGACGCGGATTATTTGGCCGCTGTATATGACGCGGTACCCCGGCGCGGTATGGCGTGGGCTTATTCTCATTTCCCCGCTGAGGCGCTGCCGACACCGGCACCGGGTAAAACGACAATTAACGCGAGCTGCGACACCATCGCGGACGCGGTGCGCACTGTAGAGCTTGGCCGCCCGGCGGTATATGCTGCACCGGTGGACACTGCCGAAAGCTGGCCGCGCAAAATTCACGGTGTGACGTTTGCCCGCTGCCCCGCTGAGCTGGCCGAATCGTTTACGTGTGCGGATTGTGGCAACGGTTCCCCGTTGTGCGCACGTGGTGACCGTGATTTTGTCGTTGTATTTGTTGCCCATGGAACCGGAAAAAAACGAGTAGGCACGGATAACCCGGGCGGCTGCTATGCAGCCAGCGGCCCTACTGCTATTCAATGGCACGGAACCCGCAAAACCGGACATGCGAACGATGCGCAAACGGTGCGGGACTTTGCCCGGGCGCTGCCGGTGGGCTCGATGCTGCGGCACCATATCGCGGGCGATATCGGGCGCGAGGTGGCCGCATGATATTAATTGGCGCGGTTTTACTGTGGCTTTTTATTGGGTGGCTGCTCGATAGATACGGTTAATTGAAACCCCCAAACCGATAGGAATAATTCAATTGACCGGGCGCGACAATAGACTAAAATTCAAACCATCGATAGCCGGGCGGTTATCGATTCAACTCAGAAAGGATAGACAAATGGCTCACATGATAGACACCACAACCGGCACCGCTGCAATGGCTTACGCGGGCAAAACCCCTTGGCATGGTTTAGGCCAAGCTTTGAGCGCGGACGCGTCAATTGAGACGTGGACACGCGAAGCGGGTTTAGCTTATGACGTGCTCGAATCCCCCGTACTGTTCCGCACCGAGGCGGCCACCGAGCCCGAGGCGTTCAAGGGGCGCAAAGTATTGCACCGCAGCGACACCGGCGCACCCTTGGCCGTGGTTTCGGACGGTTATCACGTTGTGCAGCCCGCCGAGGTTATGGGCTTTTTTGATAACTTGGTCAAGCTGGGCGGCTTCCAATTGGAAACCGCCGGAGCGCTCAGTTATGGGCGGCGCGTTTGGGCGCTGGCATCCGTGGGCGCTGGCGCGGATATTGTGGACGGTGACACCGTCAAGCCTTATTTATTGCTGGGCACGTCATACGATGGAACCATGGCCACAGTGGCAAAATTCACCACGGTTCGCGTGGTGTGCAATAACACCATAACGGCGGCGCTGGGAGATAACACCGCATCCGTGCGCGTGCTGCACAGTGAACGATTCGACGCGGACGCGGTGCGCATGGAGCTGGGCATTGTGGCCAATAACTGGGAGCGCTTTTTAATTGAATCGCGCAAATTGGCGGGCGAGCCCATGGGCGCGGATGAGGCGGACGCGTTTGTTTCTGAGCTGCTCAAGCCTTATCACACCGGCAAAATCGATATCACCGATTCACGCGCATACAAGCGAATCATGCAATTATTCAACGGCGCGGCCATTGGTTCGGATATTGCAGGCGTGACCGGCACGCGCTGGGGCATGCTTAATGCGGTGACTGAGCTGGTAGACCACGAACGCGGGCGCAGCGACAATACGCGCCTTGAATCGGCATGGTTCGGCACCGGCGCAGCGATTAAAAACCGCGCTTTAGATTTGCTGGCGGCTTAACTAGTCAAAACAGGATGCGAATTATTCGCATTTACAGAGGGGGAATGAGAATTATTTGCATTCTCCCGCCGGTTAATTTGCCCGGGGTAAACCGGTCCCCGAGCCTCGGCGCTTGCACCGCGTAGAACGTGGCGCGGTGCGTGGCGCGGTGCGTGGAGCGGGGCGCGTGATTCGCGCCCCGTGTTGCCCGTGGCCTTGGCCACGGTCCGCGCACCGGCGGCAGCCGGTGCGCGGTTGCTGGCGCTTTGCCCGTGGTTCGCGGTTCGCGTTTGTTTTTTCCCTAATTGGTGGCGGCGGGGGCGGGCGGGCTCGCCGTGGTAAGAATCTATTGCTGGCGCTGGTTCGATAGAAACTATTCATTGGACGCGGTGCGCGGAGCTGGCACAATGGAGGCCTCAACAACAGAAAGGATAGCTATGGGACTCGATATGTATTTAAGCGCTAAGCGCTATTTGTGGGACGTGGAACGCGGAGACGTAAAGGTTTCCGGCTTTGACATTCCCGCTCCGTTGGAATTGTGCGAGGTTCGGTGCCGCGCGGCATACTGGCGCAAAGCAAATCAGATACATGGCTGGTTTGTCAAAAACGTGCAGGATGACGTGGACGATTGTCAGCCGTATGAAGTGGGGCGCGATGATTTGCAGGCGCTGGTGGACTTGTGTCTCAAGGTGCTGGCCAATCGCAAATTGGCCGCTAAGCTTTTGCCTCCCAATGAGGGGTTTTTCTTTGGCGGGTATCAATACGACGACTACTATTTTGACGAGCTTCAACGCACTGCGGACGAGCTGGCCGCACTACTTGAGGCCGTGGACGATGACTGGTCATTTGAGTATCAATCGAGCTGGTAGTCTATCGGGGCTCGCGCCCCGATAGAAACAAACCATTGGACGCGGGCACTGGAGCGCCTATACTGGGCGCTCCACAACAGAAAGGATAGAGCGATGACAATCACTAAACAATATTGGTTCCTAAGAATCGGCGATGATTACCTCGATGACGCGCTCTGCTATCGAACAAAGCAGGCAGCGATTAATAAATATCAGCGCGTCGCGCAAGAGCTGGCGCGTTATGAGCAGCAGATCGAAGCTTCGCTGCACCGTGCTTCACGGCGCGAGACCCTCGACGAATACCCTGATTGTTTGTTGTCGCTCGGTCCACGTGGCGGCGTAAGAATCGAGGGCTGCTGACATGGCCTCGATTCTTTACGTGTGGCGCAAGAGCCAATATTGCTCGTTCTTGGACGCGGAGCGATGCGGCGGCTTGCGTAGCATCGACCTACAATGGGCTGAGTCGGTATCGCTCGCCGACCAAAGCACTGAGCTGGCCGATTGCCTCGAGGCAATCGACCTCGCTTGCGACATGATCAACCCCAGCGAAAAATTCGGGTATGCACTGGTAGCGCCCGGACTCGGAGGCACGCGGCTGCTGCTGGACTGCTGCTAACTATCGGGGCTCGCGCCCCGATAGAAACAATTCATTGGCCACGGACCACGGTCCGTGGTGTAATTCTTTTACGGCCTGCTTGAGGCCGCACTCAGAAAGGATAGAGAAATGAAAAAGAACCCGTTAGCACAATACCGCAGTGAATTGTTCGGCAGCCGTGGCGTGGACGTGGCGCATGCCCTCGAATACGTGGATCAATTAGCCACTGCGTCCAGCGATGCAGTGGCAGTGCAAACAGCAGCACGCGTGCTGCTCAATACTGTGATCGGTGCAGTTGATCAAATACTTAATGCACCCAGTCCCGAGCGCCTCGCACTGATCGAGTTGATCGATGAACGGATCAAGGCCAACAGCAGCGACATCAACCAACAGATCAGCGACTGGGTGTCCGACAACTTCGACGTGGATTATCAGATCAGCGAATGGATGTCCGACAACTTCGACGTGAACGACTACAACGTCGACGACGTGGTGGATGACAAGATCAAGGAATGGGCATCCGATAATTTGGCCGATGAAGTGGAAGCAGTGATTAAAAATAGTTTGACATTCAGCGTCATAGTCAATTAAAATTCAAGCACTGGATCAGCCGATCCAGTGCAACCTAGAAAGGATAGAGAAATGAAAACACTCAAGACAATCAACATCAACGGTAACAACTTCGCACTGCCTGCTGGGATGTCCGGTAAAGACATTCAAGCACTGGCAGGGTTTCTCTGCACACTGACCGAGGTAGGCAGAGAATACGACTACGACACCGGTGAATCTATTCACTACGAATCACTGACCGGTGTCAGTGTCCAAGTGTCCGACTTGCGCGTCACCACTAAAGAGGATGCACGCAAACGAGCCACTGAATCACGCGAGCGCTACCACCAAAAGCGCGAGCAGGAGAAGTCCGAGCAGGCCTGATCCGCGCACCGCGCTCCCTGAAAGCCCGCACATTGTGCGGGCTTTTTTATTGCCTTCCCTATAGGTGGTGGCGGGGGCGGGTGGGCACGCCAGTCCAACTGTCCAGATCTAGCAGCCGAGCACTTTGGGAAATATCCTTATAGATCAACCACTTACAACATTATGAATTAAATTAATCACGCGACGCAAACCGATTGTTTTTATTTGCTTGACAAGTTCGATTTTTTATTATCCTTCCCACAATGGTGGTGGCGGGGGCGGGTGGGCACGCCGGTACACCAGTTTCAGAATCCCTCAGGGGGGAGGGCCACTTTTAGCCCCGTCAGCGCCAGCGAAGGACGAAGGCCAGATTTCATACAAACAAAACGCTTTTGAAAGTCTGGCATGAATCTTGACCCCCGGGGGCCACGAAACACCCCCCTTGTTTGTAGAAACCCTTAGGGTGGGGTAATATATAAAAAATTCAGAACCTGAAGGTCTGCCCGTGAACACCAACACGCCACAAGATGTCGAGGCCGAACGCCTCAAACTCGAACTCCGTCTCCAACTGCTCGAGGCCCAAGAGAAGGCCACCTCCAGCTTCCTTGACTTCTGCAAGTACGTCTGGCCCGAGATGCTTGTTGGGGAACACCATAAGATCATCGCGGAAGCCTTTGACCGCGTCATTGCTGGCAAATGCAAGCGCCTGATGATTGCCATGCCACCCCGCCACGGTAAATCCCAATTGGGCAGCTATCTGTTCCCTGCCTACGTGATGGGCAAAATCCCTGACAGCAAACTCATCGTCGGCTCCCACACCGCCGAACTGGCCCAGCGCTTTGGCCGGATGATCCGCAACCTTGTTGACGAAGACAAGTACAAGGAACTCTTCCCAAACGTGGGCCTGTCAGCAGACAGTAAGGCTGCCGGTCGGTGGAACACGAAGGGCGGTGGTGAAGCCTTCTTCATCGGCAAGGGCGGTGCGATGACGGGACGCGGCGGTAACATCGTGATCCTTGATGACATCTTGGATGAGCAGGATGCGTTGTCCGAGACTGCTATGGAGAACACGTGGGAGTGGTATACCTCTGGACCACGTCAGCGTTTGCAGCCAAACGGATCTATCATCGTCATTAATACACGCTGGAAGACAGATGACCTAAGTGGTCGCTTACTTCGCCAGCAGGGGCAGCTCAAGTCTGACCAGTGGGAGGTGATCGAGTTCCCTGCCATTCTGCCTAGCGGAAATCCTTTGTGGCCCGGGTACTGGAGCCTTGACGAGTTAGAGAAAGTCAAGGTCAGCATTGGGATGAAGAAGTGGAATGCTCAGTGGCAGCAAGCTCCGACTAATGACGAGGGTGCTATCCTCAAACGTGAGTGGTGGCGCAAGTGGAAGTTAGATGAGCCGCCGCCTTGTGAATATTTGATCCAAACGTATGACACTGCTTATAGCAAGAAGGAGAGTGCTGACTTTTCTGTGATCAGTACGTGGGGCGTGTTCCACCCTAATTTAGACTCGGGCCCTAACCTTATCTTGTTAAATGTGAAGAAGGGTAGGTGGGACTTTCCTGAACTTAAACGGATTGCCAAGTCTGAATATATGTATTGGAATCCTGACAATGTCTTGATCGAGGCCAAGGCAACAGGCACTCCATTGCAGCAGGAGTTGCGTAAGATTGGAATCCCTGTCACCATGTACAGTCCCGGTGGACGAAGAACCGGTCAGGACAAGGTCAGTCGTGCAAATGCGGTTGCCCCTTTGTTGGAGTCGGGTATGATTTGGTATCCTGAGGATATTGAATGGGCGCAGGAGATGGTGGAGGAGTGTGCTGCTTTCCCCAACGGAGCGCATGACGATCAGGTGGACTCGGCGGTTATGGCTTGGATGCGGTTTCGTCAGGGCAACTTCATTGCTTTGGCCGATGACGATATTGAGGAAGAAGAGCCTGCGTCGGATCAGTATGAATATTATTGAGTCCGCGCAGCGGTTGCTCAGTATTGACACCTTGACTTGCGCTAGTAGAATCAGGCAATATTTGCAACCGGCGTAGCCGGTACATAAGGACCCCGGACCATGGCCCAAGAACCGTCTTCCAAAGATTTGCTAGAAGCTGTCAAGCAGCAGGAAAGCGGAGGCCGCCGTTACAAATCGGATGGTAAGACCTTGTTAGAAGGCCCGATGACCAAGTATGGTACAGCTAAGGGCGAGATGCAGGTTTTGGATATGACGAACAGGGACCCCGGTTTTGGTGTGCGTCCTGCTAAGGATGACAGTCCTGATGAGCGAGCCCGGGTTGGTGAAGATTATTTGGCTGCCATGGTCAAGCGCTATGGCGACAGGAAGACTGCCTTGGTTGCCTATAACTGGGGACCGGGGAACACGGACAAGTGGTTGCAAAAGGGTGGCGACTTTGCTAAGTTACCCGAGGAAACGCAGAACTACGTCACCAAGATCACCGGCTCTCTTGGTTCTACAAAGCTTGCACAAGCTACTCCCACGCCCGCACCTACTAAACCCAAATCAGGAATACAGCGTGCTGTGTACAAGGCGGCACCTTTGACGCATCCCATGTTGTCCCAGCTTGGTCCAAACTATCAAGCAGCCATGGCTGTATCGATGTTGGCGGATGAGGGCGAGAAAGAAGGTAAGAGTGAATATGAGCCAAGTGAAGCGGAGAAGATGCTGACGGAGGCCACAGCACGGCCCGTGGCCCTTGCTTCTACCGACTTGAGCTATCAATCCCCATTCCCGCAACCCGCACCATCTACTGCACAGCAGCCTGTCAAGATGGCCGATGGCGGATTACCTTTTGCTCCGTCTGCTTTTGTGCGCCCCTCGGCGCGTGAGGAGTTGGACAAGATCAAGGCGGAATACGATGTGTACCTACCCAAGGCACAGGCATATAACGCTGCTTTGGATAAGTACACAACGGATATATACAACCCGTATAAAACGCAAGTGGAAGCATATAACGCTGCTTTGAATAAGTACAAAACGGAGACTTATGACCCGTATCAAGCTGCGGTGGATAAATACAACGCGGACTTAGCAGCATGGAACAAAGCTAACCCATCTTCATCAGGAAAATCAAATCAATTAACAGGCGCTTTGCCAAGGGATGTATCTGTTTTCACGGGGGTGGCACCAGTAACTCCTAAAGAATTTAGCATGACGGCTCCTACGGCCCCTGCTGCTTTTAGTATGGCAATTCCCACTTCCCCTTCGGTTAGTCAAGCGGATTACGATGCCAAGGTAGCGGCGGCCAAGGCGGACGCAGGAAGACGGCAACTGGCATTAAATGTTGCCATGGACCCCGAAGCTTATGGCCTGAGCATGCCCAAGTTGTTTGCTGATGGCGGCCCGGTATACAGAG